GTCGAAGAAGTTGATCTCTCCACCCTTATCGGCACCAATCGTGTAATCCTTCAAGTTCACAACGATACCGAGCAGATTGGCTTCGGATTCCATCACCTCGACAACAACGATGTTCGAAACACCGAGCTCCTGAGCAAGCTCACCAACACCACGATACATCCGGCGCTCCATACCATCCCGCGACAGCAACATCTGCGTCAAGAACGGCAGCGCAGTGTAAAGCGTCGGCGAACCCGATCCCTTGTAGACACCCATGCTCGTAATAAAGGCGTCGACAATCTCATTCGGCGTAGCCGTCGTAGTAACCTCGACCTTAGCGGAGTAAAGATCGTGGTCCTTCAAGATCGAGCGAATACCCGAGCCCTCTGCAGCGCCTGCGGGATCCTTGATCTTGTCCGCGCTGGCAACATTGCGACCGTCACCGATCAGCACAGCCCGAGCAAGCTCCTCGTCGAGCATAAGACGCATCTCAGCCTTGAGCCAGGCCACGACGTCGAAGTCAGTGATATCGACGATATCATCGCGATCCAACTGCTGCTTCTTGTAGACCGTGGTGGGCGTCGTGACACGCTTGGTGAGTCCGAAGAACTCCTCCTTCTTCAGGCTCCCCTTCACATAACCCAGAGCACGTGCTTCCTCAACGGTAATATCGGCAACGAGCGACTTGATACGAGAGAACGGCGAGTGCCTCGTACCGTTGATGACACCGGAGACCCATTCGACGCGACGCTGGTCGAATTCGGGGGTATCCGTGATTGAGCGCGCATCAGGGAAAAGAAGCTCGATATCATCGATGCCATGCTTGAGCGCATACGCCTCGACGGCGTCCTTCAGAGATCCAGACCTCTGAGCATCAGCAACGATCTCTCGCATTGCGTCGTGTGCGAGAACGGGCGTCTTCTTATCCTTTTGCTTGCCTCCGCTCTGCTCCTCGAAGACATTACGAGTCATGCGCCGTCCTTCCTCTTCATTATTGTCATCAGTATGAACGAGTTCCTTCTCAGATTCCTTATCCGACTCCTTAACCGGCTCCTTATCATCTTCCTTAACCGGTTCCTTATCGGAATGAGTAGCCTCTTCAAGAGTCTTAGTAGAGCTCTCAAGCGCGGCGCCAATCATAAAGTGGACGACGTCCTTCTGCTCGTCCGTCATTGAATCATAAACTTCCTGAACTGTCTGAGTATTATCAGATTCCTCATCCTTCTTCTCAGACGAATCATCGTCAGCATGATTAAGCTCTAGTCCGGTGTAAATAATGGCCTCGTCATCGAGAGTAACCATGTCACCGTCACCATGAGCCAATGTGATATTATCGATAAGCGCACCAGGATTAGCACCCGACAACACAAGACTCAACTCACGAATAAATCCATGAAGAACCTGCTTGGACTTCTCCGTAAGCTGATTAGCATAAATAGACAGTGACTTGATGTCGCCATGCTGCACGAGCGTCTTGGCATTCTTTGCCGCATCGGTCTCATTGAAGAAACCATAAGCGTAAACACCATCATCACGATGTTCGAGCGTCGCGTAGCCAAGCACGTTGCTGGGCTCATTGTGACCATGTTGCCAGACCAACGGAACCGTTTCCTGATCCTGATGCTTGAAGGCATCGGGCATGATAGTCCGACCGTCTGAACACTTAAGACCAGCTTTCGTGGCATAGCCGCTAAAATCAGGCTTTGCCTCAACTCCCATTTTGAACGTCCTTTCTAGATTTTGAAACTAGAATAGGTGCCAGTTCAAGCTTAGACGGATCAGCTTTTGGTTCGTTTCCATTAGCTGCTGTTCGATCTGGATTAGCTGATGGCATATTACTATTAACCAACTTGTCGGCCTTTGGATCTGTATGTGGAGCTAGACCAACAACCTGTCGCATCTCGTTCGACGACATAATCTCGTTACGAGTAAACTTATCAGCAATCTCAGCAATGTTCTCAATCGGAACCAAGCGGAATGGATCTCTGAAGAATAGAATCGTTTGTCTTTGCGTCCGAGCCGTCTTAGTCAAGAAAGAACGACGCATACCTTCAACGACTGCGGTAAGAATAGGCTCGATTGTACGATTCCAATAATTCAACATAGCCTTTTCGTCTGCCGTACCGTTCATGACTTCTTCTGTTAGGCCGAGTTGACCATAAAGCATTGTCGTTAGATACTCGACTTGGGCCATAAGATTGTTTTCGGCGGGACGATTTAGCTGAGTAATCTTCTCGGTTCCATCTGTATAAGCAATACCGTATTGGCTACCTTTAAGTTGAAACTCAATATCCTTACGACGTTGTTCGGCCTGTTCTCGACGTGCTTCGGACTTGATCACATATGGAAGCTGAATGATGAGATCAAGTTTTCCTGAAGCAGATTGCTCATCGACAACATCCAACAAATTCAGTTTACGAAGCAAGCGTTGAAGAGTTGAATTTGGCTCGTTCATTACCGAATACAAAGGATTTTCAACAATGGCCACTGCAGATTTCTGCAAAGTAATTTCTTCTCTTTGACCGGTTGCCTCGTTATACAAATTAATTCGTACGTGTTGTGGGTACCATGTTATAATCTCACCAACACGAAGTGTTAAGATGTCGAATCCACCACTTTGCTGCGGATTAATTGAAGTATCAACAGGAACAAGCGCTGCGACGCCTCTGTCAAAAAGGGTCATAGCGATGTCTTGTCTGAATGCGCGCGCTGCTTGGTCAAGGTTAGCCTCAACAGTCAAACAATTATTAAGGCCACTGTCAATATCTTCAATATAGCGCTTTTGCTCGTCCAATCTCACATGACGCATATCGATCGACGCAACATCAATACTAAGACGTGTATAAATCGAAGAGATGAGTGAGCGTTCATTGGGAATTCGGAGTCTTACACGATCCGGTCTACCTGATCCATAACCTCCACTTGCTGGTGAAGCTTTTAGTCTAAATTCTTGATTAGTAAAAACATTCCAGGCATGCCTCAACCCGTCGAATCGCGCCACATCTCACCTCCTTTCGAAAGACTCACTCAAAATCTTGTCACCAGGTATGAATTAGATCAATAAGAAGTATAGCCGCAATTGCAACCAGCGCAAGAGCTACCAAATTATTATTGTTCATTCAAATGCCTCCTTATTTAATTTATATGCAATCCATGCATCCAAAAGAGCGGCGACATTATCGATCTTCTCGTCTTGACGCTTCTTCAAGAGCTTTCGATTCCCGTTTGTATCCTCTAGAGTAATTGCATTACCCATGGCAAACGACATAAGTGATTGATCGAAAATTAACAATCGCTCTTCCGCCATGATCTTGATCTCGCCTAGAGGAACAGATTCAGTCTTAGCTCCTTGAATGACTTTCTCGATACCAAATGGCCCGTTCTCTGCTTCCCAACGAGTAACAAACTCTTTTGCATTGTACGGATCATAACCTAAAGAACGAACGTCGTATTCGGAGGTTAGAATGAATCTATCTAAGTCTTCGTATACTTCCATCATGTCGAGAATGTTTCCCGGCATGACATGAAGGCTTCCTTCATTGATAAACTCTTCATACTTCTGTCGCATAGCCGCGGGAAGTTTCATCAACGTGAGCTCAGTGATATAGCTTCTAGTTTTTATGCCATACTTCTCATGACCCAAGGGGAAAATGAATGTAAATGCACAGAAGTCGTCTCCCTGAGATAAATCGGCACCGAGACTACATGGTAACTGCCAAAACTCTCGTCGGCGATGAGGTAATGTTTCTTCGTATGTGAAGAAATACGTGTATCCCTCCATCGGGATCCCGAAGCGCTTAGCGAGAATATCATTTCGTGAAGCTGGTGCTTTCTCAGCACGCTCCACGTCAAGCTGATACGTTTCATAGGAAACCGTCAATCCCAGATTCGGATTTGCCTTCACCCACATCGCTGGATTGGCAACTTCCTCAATTTCATCGAGTTTGTAATGCCAGATCGAAACGTGAGGTGCGTAATACTCACCCTTGAGGATGTCAGCAAGCTCCATTTTGATGGTATCACCGGAACCAGCTCGGACCGTTCCTTCGGAGCTAATAGCTACAATCAAATAGTCCTCGAGCTTGGATGCTCCCTGCTCCACAGCACCGACTACGTCTTCTCGAAGATCACCCGACAACCATTCGTCGATAGTAGAGATCTTCGGACGAAGACCCTGCAACTTATTGATCGCCATTGGACGAAC